GCGTCGAACGACTCATAGCCGTCCGATATTGACCCAACCAGGCGATCGCGCCCAGCCCACCACAGCCTTCCTTCGTGCAGCGCGACCGACGTAGGCCATCCCTGTACCGAGGACCATGCGCCTTCCCACCAATCGAGCGTTGCCGTGGTCGACCCAAGACCAGCCAACACGCCCGTATTGCCGGGTTGAATCATCACGTCGGCGGCGGCAACAGTTGTGCTGTTCACGCCATTGATGCGACAAATTCCCGTAATGCTGCCAGCGGTGATCACCAGCGAGCAATCGGCGGTACCGCTGGCATAGGTGCTTTCTATCCCGATCCGATAGAAGATGACCTGATTGTCCAGCCCGTCATTGTAACCAACGGCTGTTGGCGCGGTCCACGTCTTGCCGGACACGTCCTGCCACGACCCTACAGCGCCAACCGAACGTTGCAAGACGACAGTGCCGGAGAACGTGCCGCTGATGAGGATGCCGATACTGCGACCAGTCCCGGATGACAGGCCGCTCGCCTCCACCGCAGCGGACCATTGGTTGATCCCAGCTGCGGCCACGGACACCTGCTGACCGACAGAGGCCAGTTTGAACAGAGCGCCGAAATGGCCGGAGTTAAACAGGGGCCGCGATGCAGTGAGCGTGATTGCGCCCGTCGTAGCCGATGGCGTGATGGTCGTAGGGCCGACGTTCTCAAGCAAGAATGGTCCATCCATCGGCTCATAGTATGCGACCGACCAGGAACGGGCACCAAGCTGCCCGGATTGTCCCCATCGCTCGATCTTGCGTTGCTGCACCCCGTCACAGGCGACATACACGACGTTTGCCGATTGATCCCACCGCAGCAAGGGAAGCTGGCTGATGGTCCAGGGCGACGGCAGCGCCAGCACACCGGCAGCCTCGATCGCCACGGACTGCACCAGCGCGTTCGTCGCCACGGCGTTCGAGAACTCAATGAAGAAGTTCCCCGTTGGCGTGAAGGCAATCGAGTGTGCGCCCCGTCCCAACGGAAGGTTGAGCGCGTAGGTTCCGTCTCCGGCCGTCGTGCCGATATTAAGCGTGACGATACCACGCTCCACGACGATCCTTACCGCGTGCTCCTTGCCAACATCGCCGGCAGCCACCGTCACCTGCTGGTATTCCTGCGCTGCGTTGAACCCGGTTCCAAGCAACTGCATGAAATTGCCAGCCAGCCAATTCGATGATGCGCCGGACTGATCGGCATTGGTCCAGCCGGTTATGTTCCCGGCAAAGGTGCCATTGGTAATCGTTGATCCGACCGCGACTCTGGTCAGCACTACCGACGGCGTGCCATCGGCACCAGGCAGCCAGAACCGCAGATTGCTATCGGTCGCTTCGATCAGCGCCACGTCGGTTGTTGAAAAGACGAAGGGGAGGAACTTCGCCTTGGCGTTGCTCAGCGTGGCGCCGATGTATTGCGTTCCCGGCCGGCACATCGCCGAGCCAAGCAGCCGCGGCATCAGGTTGGTCTGGATCGACGCAGACAGCGCCTGCCGCTTGAGGTCGGTGCGCGCCAGTCCGAGTTGACTGATCAGCCCTCGGTTGAACGCCAGCAGAGCCGGTTGCGCGATTCCCACAGGATCACCCGATCAACGAGTTCTGGCCGCCCTGGTCATTGGTCGAGCGGTTGCCCCAACGCCCCCTGACCCAAGACCCAACCGGCAGGAAGGCGGCGCTCTCATTCATCGCGACCTTGGACCGCGCGTCATTCATCAGGCGCTTGGCCTCTTTCTGTATCGCCATGACCTTCTTTTCATCGCCGGCCGTCAGCTTCCGCACGATGCGTTCCGCCATGTACCCCTCCGTCGCCAGAACGAAGGTCTGCGGCCACAGAGCCAGATTCCCGCCATAAGTTGGGCCATTGGACACATAGCGGAAGTAGATGGTTTGCAGATCCGTGTAGAGGTACCCGGCCTCATCAGTGAACTGCGTCAATGGAACAAGGAAATACTCATCCTGACAGACGCCAACAGTCCGCACCCAATCGGACGGCTTCTCAAACGCCGAGCGGTAGCCGAAATTCGGTGTAAGGCTGGTATCGTATCCCAGCTTCGACGTGCGCACCGCGAAGTACCAAAAGCCCTGCTCAAGGACTGCCTGGATCAGGCCGGCTCCATCCGCCCACACATCATCCAGCAGATAGCGGGCCTCACGGTTTTCGGCCAGGGATTGAAGGCGCGCTTCACCCAGCAGCCGACACGCGCCGTTGTAGAGCGAAAGCTGGCTGGCTGCCATTCGCCACCTCCGGCATGTCGGTTACGCGGCGAGCTTGCGGAGATGCCCCGCCAGCCACGCCGCTGCGGATTCCCGCGTCGCCTCGTCCTCGCGCAGCACCGCATTGTCGGAGCGGCGCAGCACGCACCAGCGGCGATTGCCGCGATGCTTGAATTCGTACCCGTCCGGCGCCTCGGCTTCCTGCGCATCCGCCGCCTTGGCGAAGTCCACTGACCGCAGCACATGGACGCTGACAGCAAGCGGTTCCACCACACGCACCAGCAACTCGGCCCACCACGTTCCGTCCTGCGGCCGAACTTCGATACGGTCCAGCGGCTTGAGCGAGCGCGCGACGTTCGCCCAATAGGCCGGCACGACCATCTCGGGCAGAGTGGTGCCAGGCTCCGGCCGCGCTATCATGTCCTGCCGCTGATATTCCGCGGCCTGGAACTCGGGCGGAAGCAGTCGTCGGTTCGGCTTGGCCGTCATGAAGCACCCTCAGAAAGGCGCGGCGCCCGAAGGCGCCGGCCGGTTGTCGATTACGCCCCGACGCTTGTCGTCGGACCGCTGACCGTCGCGCCTGAACTGGTTGGCGCGGCCGAGACCTGGTTGAGATAGAGGTGCGGCGTCGCGGGAAGGTTGATCCAGACGATATCGCCCTTCTGCATCCCCTTCGCCAGACCATCGGTGAAGTAGTTGGCGCCCTGCACCGTCGCGATGGCATCCGCAGTGGTGTACATCCACACACGCACGGTGCCTTCCAGCAGGCCACCACTGACCAGATTGAGACTACCCGACACATAAGCCATGAGATTGTTCCTTTCTGTGCGGGATCAGGTGGCGACGTAGGCCGAGCCGTCGTGCAGCATCTGCACAACACCCTTGGTCTGGAGCATCTTCGACCCCATGAAGATCGTCGTCCGCGCCCAGGAGTAATCCTGCTCCTCGAAGTAGCCGACGAGGCTTTGCAGGCCCGACGTGTCCGCCGCGTGACCCAGCGCGCTCTTGTGGTACATGTAGGTCTGTTCAGACGCGGTACCAGCACCGGTCAGGTTCGGATGGACGATCCAGGTCACGCCCGCCCAGGAGAAGGCAGTGGGCTGGTCGTCATAGTCCGGCGGATTCTCGAAGGGCTTCTGCCGGTTGATGTACTGGGCGCTGGCAAACTCCTTGGTCTGCATCAGGTACGCCTCGAAGGCGGGCGTGATGACGCCGAAGATGTTGTTGCCGAGCGGCACCTGATTGTTGCCGAGGATGGTCTTGGCGCGCATCACCATAGCCAGCGAGCCGGTCGCCGCAGCACCGGCATGGTTGGTGACACCGGTATCCAGCATGGCGATAATGTCGGTGTCGATCTTGCGGTTGACGACGCCCATCGAGGTCATCTGCATGACGCGGCGCTGATCGCCCTGACTGGCGAAGATGTTGAACCGGGTCTTGCGCACCAGGTCATGCCACTCGGCAAGCGTCGCGGTGTCCTGGGTCAGGTTGTCCGCGCGAGCCGGGATCAGACCATTGACGCCGCGCGTGACTGCCGTTGCGCCGCCCGAATCGGCCACCAGGAACACGGCCTGGTTGCCCTTGATCACGGCCTCATTCGTCACCGTCTGGCTAAGCAGCGACTTGTGCTGCTCGAAGCCGGCGATGAACTCTTGCCGATACTGGATTTGAAAGGCTGTATCTGCCACGGGAAACTCCATCAGTGCGGGGACGATCCGCAGCGACGGGTTATCCATTCATGGCGTGTGGCCGGGTTGCCCGGGTGTCCGGGGCCGATCCAAAGCAGCCGGCTGGAGCCGTGCCTCGATCAGGTAGACGTGAGGCTAAACAGGTTCTCGGTGATTTCGCAAGAGTTTTGTTGCCAATCCGCAGCCGCGCGCCTATTCCATCCCGCCATGCGCAAGCTGCTAGCCGCCATCGTTCTGCTCATCCCCCTGACTGCCCATGCCCAGGTCTGGTCAGACCCACTCGACCCGCCGATCGGGGACGATCAGAGCGCCATGGACCGGGACTTCCAGCGGGGGCAATTCGCGCAACGCCAGCGCGACCTTGAGGAACGGATGCATCGGATGGAACTCTGGCAGGAGCTTCAGGCCCTTGAGCCGGACGACCTCACGCCGCCCGAGACTTCTGCCTCTCCCTGGCGTCAATAAGCTGGCGATACTCGGCCTGAATCTTCTCACTCCGGTCGTATTCGCGCCGGTTGGTCCGCATCATCGTGTTGATTTCATCGATGCGCTCATCGATGCCCTTGCCGGCACTCGCTCCGGCGCCAGGAACCACCGTCGCCGCAGGGTTGACATCCATCGCCGTCGCCAACATGCCGCGGATGATCGCGGGGTTGGACGCCAGCGGTGTGCCATCCGGCAGACGCGCGGCCATTACCTGATCCGCCGCATCACCG